CGTCGGGCTGCTTGCGCTCATCCGACACCAGAACCTTTGTTTTTTCCCTAGCGGGGCGGCCTGTCTGGGTGGCCGATGGGTGCCATCATACGGATATCTGCTAAGCTGTCAACAGTCCAACATGAAATATTTTTCAGGTGATAACTAAGTCATTGATATTTGGGCGAATTTAGTTTGATTTTTTTTTGCACTCAGCCTAGATTCGGTGAGCAGCGACACAAGTGTCAGTGTCAAAGATTAGCGAAAACACTACGAAACAAGGGATATTGTTAGCATGGAAGGTCAGTACGATGAATATGGTTTGACCGTAAAACAGCGGAAATTCTGCGAAAATGTAGTCTCTGGGATGAATCTCAGTGATGCATACCGGAACAGCTACGACGCTGAGAACATGAAGCCTGCGAGCATTCATCGACGGGCGTGCGAGTTAATGACGAACGGCAAGGTGAAGGCATGCGTGGAAGCGATAGGTGAGGCTAGGCGTAGGATAGTCGAGGTCTCGACCGTCTCCGACCGCGACATGCTCATCCGCCTTTTGCGCTCATGGAGTACTGGCGAAGAATCTGCCACTAGTTCGCAGCTACGCGCCGCTGAACTGTTAGGCAAAGCCTGCGGACTCTACAGAGACGTCATCGAGGACAACCGCGAGCGTCCCGCTCAGGCGATTGCAGCAGAGCTAGAGTCAAAGTTGTCTTCACTGCTGCAGGCTTCGCGGACTCAGCCTGAGCAGGGTTCCACGGCTGAACCCGTGCTGACTCCGATTCCACAGGATCAGACCGAGTCTGTCGTAAGTCATTGATTTCAAAGGGGTCAGGGGGTTAAGGTCAGGCCGATTGGGGCCAGAAAGTCGAGGCCAGACCCCCTTTTTTGCGCCGACCGTGGGCTGCTCCATATACATGCGATTCCACTCAAACGATTCCCCACATTTCCCATACCTGTTGTTTGTACGCAACATGTACTTTCACTTAAGTTCACGGGGATTTTGAATAAATATACGGTTCCAGTGATTTTGGAAAAAATTTTTTGCAAAATTTTTGGAATTTTATATTGACATTTACGATATAATATGCTAAAATCGAACCAGATCTTAGGCAAGATCTAAAAGATCTAGCAAACTTTACATAATTTAAGGGTATTTAGGTAGCTTTTCCGCCCAGATATAATTTTTTTTTGGGTTCCCTCAAGATTAAGAAGGAAAAGCGCAGACATCGATGTTAAATATGCTGAATCGGGGGCTATTGTCCCTGCATTTTGAGGATCATCAGCTTGAACATCACCCCCGAAATCCTGAATAAAGTCAAACAGTTACCGTTAGATCAGCAAACCGAGATACTTCGTCTCTTGGATGAGTACGAAGAAGCCAAATCCAAAGAGAATTGTCGGGAAAGTTTCATTGCTTTTGTAGAGAGGGTGTGGCCGAGCTTCATTTCTGGGCGGCATCACAAGATTATGGGGGAAAAGTTCGAGCAGATTGCTTCAGGTAAGCTGAAGAGATTGATTATCTGCATGCCTCCCCGTCACACCAAGAGCGAATTCGGCTCTTATCTATTTCCTTCTTGGTTTTTGGGGAAGTATCCGCACAAGAAGGTGATTCAGACCTCCCACACTGCGGAATTGGCGGTGGGATTTGGTCGGAAGGTCAGAAACTTGGTGGATTCGGATGATTATCATTCGATCTTCCCGAATGTTGGACTCCGAGCGGACTCCAAAGCCGCCGGTCGCTGGAGTACTTCCAAGGGTGGGGAGTATTTCGCGATTGGTATCGGCGGTGCGGTGACCGGTAAGGGTGCCGATTTACTGATTATCGATGATCCCCACGATGAACAAGAGGGTCAGTCTGCCGATCCGACCGTCTTCGACCATGCGTATGAATGGTATACCTCCGGTCCTCGCCAGCGTCTCCAACCGGGCGGGGCCATCGTGATCATTTGTACCCGTTGGTCGAAAAGGGATCTCGTTGGTCAGGTCTTAAAGGCTTCCGCTTTGCGTGATGGGGTCGATGAATGGGAAGTTATTGAGTTCCCAGCGATCATGCCTTCGGGAACCCCGCTTTGGCCTGAGTTCTGGCCCCTAAAAGAACTCGAAGCGATCCGAAACGAAATCCCGATCCACAAATGGCAAGCCCAGTACCAGCAAGATCCCACCTCCGAAGAGGGAGCGTTAATCAAACGGGAATGGTGGAAGGTGTGGGAAGAACGAAATCCCCCTCAATGTGAGTATCTCATTCAGTCATGGGATACCGCTTTCTTGAAAAAGGAACGGGCCGACTACTCCGCCTGTACCACTTGGGGGGTGTTCTACCATCCAGATGAAAATGGATCATTGCAACCGAATCTGATTCTGATGGACGCATTGAAAGAGAAGATGGAGTTCCCCACCCTCAAGAAACGGGCCTATGAGCTATACCAGTACTGGAACCCTGAGACTTTGATTGTGGAAGCCAAAGCAGCAGGAACTCCCTTGATATTTGAATTAAGGGCGATGGGAATTCCGGTCGCGGAATATACTCCGTCGAGAGGAAACGATAAGATTGCCCGTGTGAATGCGGTGGCAGATCTCTTTGCCAGTGGAAAAATCTGGAGACCTCAAACTAGATTTGCGGAAGAAGTGGTAGAAGAATTTGCATCCTTTCCCGCTGGAGAGCATGATGACTATGTTGACTCAGGCACTCAAGCGTTGTTGAGATATCGACGGGGCGGCTTTGTGTCTTTGCCGTCCGATGCTCAAGATGAACCGATGTACAGACGTAAAGTGGAGTATTACTGATGAAAGGTCGTACGAACGCATCTGAAAAGAAAGAAGCACCGAAAAATAAAGCGGTGATGGTTGCTGGCGCAAAGCGAGACATTGGAATGTATGGCGGTGGCATGACCATGGGAACCAAAGGGGTGGCCCGTGGGATGGGTGCTGCCGTGAAGGGCGGTAATTTTACCGGCTAAAGGAGAAAACTGTGGCGGTTGATCGCGCTTTAATGCCTTTGATGGTTCAAGGGCAGGGAATGGAAATTGATGTCCTCCCTCCCGAGGATGATTCCGTCACAGTAGAACTCCCTGATGGGGGTGTTGAGATCCAGTTAGGGGCCGAGCAAATGCAAGCGGCCCATGATGACAATCTTGCGCTCTACATCGAAGACGATGTGCTTTCTACCATTGCTAGCGAGTTAGTGGGCTTATTTGAAGCTGACAAGGATTCTCGCAAGGAATGGGAACAGACCTACATGAAAGGTCTGGATCTTCTAGGATTGAAGATCGAAAACCGGACACAGCCGTGGGATGGAGCCTGCGGTGTGTTCCACCCAATGCTTTCTGAAGCGGTCGTTCGGTTCCAAGCGCAATCCATTCAAGAGATTTTCCCGCCCCGTGGTCCGGTCATGACCAAGATTTTGGGGGAACAAACCCCAGATCGATTGGCTCAAGCGACCCGAGTTCAGGATTATCTGAATTATCTTTTGACCGAGAACATGAGCGAGTATCGATCCGAAACGGAGAAGATGCTGTTCTCATTGGCGATTGCAGGATCGGCTTTCAGGAAGGTGTACTACGATCCCAATCTAGGCCGGTTTGTGTCTTTGTTCGTACCGGCTGAAGATTTTGTGGTCTCTTACGGAACCCCAGATCTTTACACCTGTGAGCGTTCCACTCACATGATGAAGAAAACCCCTAACGAAGTTCGCAAGCTTCAGGTGTCGGGTTTTTATTCAGATGTCGAGTTACCGCCTCCGACCCCAGACATTGGGGAAATTCAGAAGAAATATGATCGATTGACGGGTGATGCGGCGATTGATTTAGATGGTCGCCACACGCTCCTTGAGATGTTGGTGGATTACGATCTACCGGGCTTTGAAGACACCCTGAACGGGGAACCCACCGGAGTGGCCCTTCCCTATGTGATCACTATCGACAAAGGGTCACGCACCATTTTGTCGATTCGACGGAACTGGTATGAAGGCGATCCGCTCAAAAAGCGCCGCCAGCATTTTGTGCATTATGTCTATTTACCCGGTCTAGGATTCTACGGGTTCGGACTGGTCCACATGGTAGGAGGATTGGCAAAGTCCGCGACATCCATTCTCCGACAACTGGTGGATGCGGGAACCTTGTCGAACCTTCCGGGCGGTTTGAAAACTCGCGGACTCCGGATCAAAGGCGACGATACACCCATCATGCCGGGTGAGTTCCGCGACGTAGACATTCCGTCCGGAACCTTACGCGAAAACATTACCTTCCTACCCTATAAAGAACCTTCCAGTGTTCTCTACAGTTTGCTGGGGAACATTGTGGAAGAGGGCCGCCGATTCGCTTCACAAGCGGACATGAAGGTGGCGGACATGAATAACGAAGCGCCTGTAGGCACCACGCTCGCGCTTCTCGAAAGATCGATGAAAGTGCAAAGTGCTGTGCAAGCGCGTTTACACGCATCGATGAAAAAGGAACTGAAGATTCTGGCAGGACTCGTTAAAGACTATGGTCCGCTGGAATATCCTTATGAAATCAAAGGGAAAGATCTCACCGCTCAGGACTTTGATGATCGCATTGACATTGTGCCGGTCTCTGATCCGAATGCGGGAACCATGGCTCAACGGATCATGAAGTACCAAGCGGCTTTGCAGTTAGCGGCCACCGCTCCGACCATGTACGACATGCCGCTCTTGCATCGTCAAATGCTAGAGACCTTGGGTATCCAAGATGCCCCAGAGATCGTGAAAACACAGGAAGAAATCCTGCCGACCGATCCGGTTACCGAAAACATGAATATGTTGAACAGCCGTCCGGTCAAGGCGTTTATCTACCAAGACCACGAAGCACACATTCAAACCCACTTGTCGTTTATTCAAGATCCCAAGATCCAAGAACTTGCGGGTCAATCCCCGAATGCTCAAGCAATGCAAGGCGCAATTGCCGCGCATATGGCAGAGCATTTGGCGTTTAAATACCGCGACGAAATTGAAAAGCAATTGGGAGTCAAGCTCCCTCCTCCGGGGGAACCCCTGCCCGAAGACATCGAATACCGTTTGTCTCAGTTGGTGGCTCCGGCTGCTGCCCAGTTGCTACAGAAAGATCAAGCCGAAGCGCAAATGCAAAAGCAAATGGAAGAGGCTCAAGATCCCGTGCTACAGATCGAAATGCAGAAGCTCCAGCTTCGCGCACAGGAAATCCAGCAGAAAGCCGAGTCCGATATGGCAAAGGTCCAAGCGGATATGCAGAAAGCGCAAATGCGGATGCAGTCCGAGCAAGATCGTCTCAAAGCGCAAGAGCGTATCGAAGGCGCTCGTTTGGGCGTACAGATCGCTTCGACCAATACCCAGTCGGAACTCCAAAGCAAAGAGATTGCTTCACGCGATCAAATCGAAGGAGCCAAGCTGGGCGTTCAAATTGCCAAGGACATGTTGAATGCAAAGCCACCAAAATCTCAGTGATTTCCTAAAGAAGTCTCTTCGAGATCAGATGAATGAAATGGCAGATCATATTGCCGGAGGCGGTTGTACGGATTTTGCCGACTACAAAAGATGCTGCGGAGTCATACATGGTTTAGCGTTAGCAGAGCGCGAACTACTTGACTTAACAAAGCAAATTGAAGACGATTAAACATCTCCGCATATTGCGGTGCGCGTGACTCCGGACACGTTTAAATTCCGGTGCGAGGAAATATGTCTGAAAAAACAGCGAGTCAGTTACCTAAACCCACGGGTTATAAACTGCTTATTGCCCTACCAGACCCTGAAGAGAAGACAGAGGGTGGCATCATCAAGGCTTCTCAAACTCTTCAAGCCGAAGAGATTGGAAGCATCGTCGGATTCGTCTTAGAGATGGGACCCGATGCATATCAGTCATCCGACCGATTCCCAACAGGACCGTACTGTAAGAAAGGAGATTGGATCATGATGAGATCCTACTCCGGTACGCGCTTTAAGGTTCATGGCAAAGAGTTTCGTTTAATCAACGATGACAGCGTAGAGGCTGTGGTCGAAGATCCGAGAGCGGTGGTAAAAGCATGAGCGAAGTACAGACAAGTCGAGAAGATAAATTTTTCGGAGTCTCTTATCAGGTGGAAACACCCGATGAGGAACCGGAAACCAAAGAAGCCTCAAACGAGGTGGAACTGGAAATTATCGACGATACTCCGAAGAAGCCCCAAAAGGCGGAATCGGTGCAAGATGACGATGAAGAGCTTTCTAGCTATGGCAAAAAAGTTCGAGATCGTATTAACAAGCTGAAGTATGAGCAACATGAAGAACGCCGTCAGCGTGAAGCTGCCGAGCGGATGCGCGAAGAAGCGGTTCAGTTTGCTCAACAGCTTGCCCAAAAAAACCAACAGTACGAAAGTCTGATCCAGCGTGGAGAAGGCGCACTCGTACAGCAAATCAAATCCAAGGCGCAGATTGCCCTTGAGCAAGCCAAATATCGCTACAAAGAAGCGTATGAACAGGGTGATTCTGAAAAGATCATCGCTGCACAAGAGAGTCTGTTGAATGCACAGACGGAGTTTCGGGAGGCCGAGCGTTACGAGCGTAACCTTCAGTCTCGACCCAAACCCCAGCCGCAAGAACAAGTTGTTCAGCAGCCGCAACAATCTTATCAGCCGGTGCCTTTGCCGCAGCCGTCTGCAAAAACGATGGCATGGACCCAAGAGAATCCATGGTTCGGTGCGAACCGAGAAATGACCGCTCTAGCCTATGCCACGCATGAAAGTCTGATCCGTGATCAAGGTATTAAGCCTGACACAGATGAGTACTATGAAAAGATTAACGCAACCATGCGGTTGCGCTTTCCGGACTACTTTGAAGAGGAAGCTCCGGCAACCCAAACAAAGCGTCCTTCTACGGTGGTCGCTCCCTCCAACCGGAGTAATGGAGCTAAACCCCGCAAAATCCAGCTAACTGCGACACAAGTCTCCCTCGCTAAGAGACTGGGATTAACCCCGGAGCAGTATGCCAAACAACTCATTAAGGAGAGTTCAAATGGCTAATGAGCGCAGTGTTCGTATTGAACGGCAAGCCGAGTCGCGACCGAGCGATACTTGGTTGCCGCAATCCTCACTTCCGGTCCCTGAGCCGAAAGATGGTTGGGTGTTTCGCTGGATTCGTACTTCTTCGTTGGGCCGTTCGGATAACACGAACGTCTCTCGCCAGTTCCGTGAGGGCTGGGAACCTGTCAAGGCAGAAGATCATCCTGAACTGATGGTCATGTCTGACATCAATT